AGATTTATAACCATAACCAAAAATAACGTAGTATATACCGCTGAGATTACGCGGGTTAAAAGTCTTACAACAAATTTATACGAAATATTTTACCACAGTGTTACCAGTGTACCGTTTGAAATAGATGAGACAGTTACGGTAAGCAGTGCTACAGAAGTTCTGTTTATTGGTACCATAAAGCCGACAACTACTAGCTGGTCTATTGGAAGAGGTGGAACCGGTTTTTCTGCTGGGCAAATATTTAACGTTGCTGTGTTTGGAGCTGTTGATACCCTGGTAAGAATTACAAAAGTAAGTTCAACAGGCGCTATCCAGGGTCTTAAAATTCTTAATTATGGATATAACTTCACAGAAGATATTGTTATATCGTTAACCAATGCACTAGGTGTTTCTGCGTACTCAAAAGTATTTGATACTAAAGCAGGTGGTTTCTCTGAAACTTTTAAAATTTTACAATATGAAGGTATAGGTACACCTACCAGATACTTTGACTCTGATTATGTAGATAGTACGTATACTGCTGTTTTGTTAGTTCAAAATAGTACAACATCGCAACTTCTTACTTCATCTACTGTAATTGGTGAAGAAAATGCTAACGATGCTGTTATTACTTTCTCTGTTGGAGCTGTAGCAAGATATCCTGGAGAATATACTTCTACGCAGGGCTTCTTATCTGAACCTGATGTACGGCTACAAGATGGTGATTTATATCAGCCTTTTGCATATCAGATTGAGTCAGAATTAGATATTAGTGTATTTTATGATATTGTTAAAAAACTTGTTCACCAAGCAGGTACAAATCTGTATGTGAATCGTATTGTTTCAACATCAGCTGATTTAAGTGCTAATATTACGGTAGAGACAAGAAAGAATGTATATACGCTACTCAATAGCGTCTTTAATACTTTAGATAGTAGAAGTTTTAGTTTAAATAAAACTATAGATACTGACACTGCTAATGTAACCGAATCTTCTACTTTCACTCTATATTCAGCTATAAATAATACAGATAGCTCGGTTACATTTACCGAATCAGTTACAGGTACATTGTACCAAACAGACTACGTGTCTGAGGCTTACTTCGCACAAGTATATGTTGCATACCCAACCAGCGGTACAGTCGTATTTTAAAGGAAAATAATGTTTACAGAATCCATTAATGTAAAGGGTAATTTAGAAATCCTTCTCTTAGACGAGAATGGTAAGCAAAAAGATTACCGAAAAGTAAATAATTTAGTAGTTGCTGTTGGTAAGGATGTAATTGCAGCAAGGCTATTGGGTAATACTGTTGCGGTCATGAGTCATATGGCTGTCGGTACTTCTAATACTGCTGCAGCAACCTCTCAAACCGCATTGGGAGGGGAACTAGGTCGCGTCGCTCTAGATTCGTCTGTAAGAGCTTCAAACACTATTACATATGTCGCAACCTTCTCTGCTGGTACAGGTACTGGAGCCCTCACAGAGGCTGGTATATTAAATGCTGGGACTAGCGGTAATATGCTATGTCGTACCGTATTTGGTACGGTTACTAAAGCCGGTGGTGACACAATCGTTATTACTTGGAACGTTACAGTAGCATAACATGCCTTTTCTTTTAAAAGATACCATCCACCGCTCTCTCGTGGATACGGTTTATAATGAATTCGTATCTCGTAGATCCAATTATTATTACTTTATTGGTAATATAATTGAATGGGGAACTCCAGGTAATCCTGATACCCCACAGTCTACAGATGACTACGAATATTATACACGTAATGGTATACTTAGTGTAAAGAAAATAAATTTAAGAGATGTATCATATGTTGTTCCTAGAGTTGACTGGACATCTGGCACCGTGTACGATCAATACGACGGTAATTACAGTACATCTTTTCCTTCTGCCTCCGGTGCTACAAAATTAAAAGATGCAAACTTTTATGTGCTTACTAGCACATATGGTGTATACAAGTGTATATTTAATAATAATGGAGCTGCCTCGACAGAAGAACCTTTCGGTCAAGATATTACCACACTTTCAACTTCAGATGGTTATGTGTGGAAGTATCTTTATACTATCCCTCTGTCAGCACAAAATCGCTTCCTAACACAGGACTACATGCCTGTTCAGCGCGCAGTTACTAATGCATATTATTCTAAAGGCGAAATAAGTAGTATTATTATTGACAATGCTGGTTCAGGTTACTCCGGTAATTCAGAGGTTGCTCTTACCGTTAGCGGTGAATTTCTAGGTAGAACAGGTAATTCAATTGCTAATTTAAGACCAGTTTTAAATACAGCCGGGGAGTTTATCAGTATCCTAATTGATAATCCTGGTAATAATTATAAGACAGCCACTATTAATATTACTGATAGTGGGGGCCAAGCAACAAGCCACAACAAAGGTGTTAGTAATGTCAAGATTTTTAATCCCGGCTCAAATTATTTTACTAATGTAACTGCAAATACTACCGTTACAATTACGACATCAGGTAGTGTTCAACCAGCATCTAATGCTCAAGCCAATCTAATTTTTAGTAGTAATCAACTTGTTGATATAGTTATTACTAATCCCGGCTCACAATATTCTAATGCAGCTAAAGCTAATACTGCTATAGTAATATCCACTTCTGGTAATGTACAGCCTACTACCAATGCAACAGCAAATCTTTATTTTGCTAATACTGCCATATTAACACCTGTTTTAGCTAACGGTCAAATCCAAAGTGTATTGATTGTTGATCAGGGTAAAGGGTATAGCTCTAACGTACAAACAGTACTTTCTGTTATTGGTGATGGTGTAGGGGCTGTATTGACGCCATTTGTTAATACGTCTGGTCAAATAGAAGATGTAATTATTGAACAAAGAGGTAATGGTTACACATATGTTAATATTGAAGTTATTGGATCTGGAAGTAATGCTAATGCATATGCAAATCTCTCGGTAGATGACTTAGATACTTTACAGACAGTTGTAGAACTTTCTGCTATCAAAGGCGGTATCCATGCTTTCAGAGTAAGTAATGCTGGTAGTGGTTATTCGTATGCTAACGTTACAATTGTAGGTGACGGTCAAGGCCTTACAAGTAATGTAGTATTAGAAAATAATTCTATAAGCTATATTTCAGTATTTTCTCCAGGTGCGGGGTACAACTACGCTAACGTAACAATAACAGGTAATGGCGCTAATGCTAACGTTTCAGCCATATTGTCACCTTATGGTGGTCACGGTAGTGATCCAGTTAGAGAGTTATTTGCTGATACACTTATGTTTACTTCTACAATAAATAATGAGAAGAATCACGGAGTAGAAGTACGTAATGATTATAGACAGTTTGGTATCTTAAAAGATATTAAGAAATTTGGAAGCGGGCAATCTTTCACAAGTATTAGCGGAAGTGCTTGTCTATTGTTGACTATGGATTCTGTTGTAGGTATATCTCGAGATGACGTACTAACTCATTACGTAGATAGCTCAAAAAGATACTACGAGGTAGTAGAAGTTATCAGCAGTTCCAAACAAATTTTAGTTGAGAGTAAAAATAACCACACATTAGGTTTGGATGATGTCTTGGTACAGGAAACTTCAAACACAAACTATACTGTAGAGATAGTTAATAATGTACCCGATATAAATAAATTCAGTGGTGACCTATTATACATTGATAATAGAACTGCAGTAAGTTACAGCGCACAACAACTAGTTACTTTAAGAACAGTAATTAAATTATAACAGGTAAGAGATGGCGATCAATTTTAACACCGACCCGTACTACGACGACTTTAATGATGAGAATAACTTTCATCATATTCTCTTTAAACCGGGTGTGGCTGTTCAAGCTAGAGAATTAAACCAAGTACAATCTATACTACAAGACCAAGTATCTAAGTTTGGTAGTCATATTTTCCGTGATGGAACAAGAGTACTAGGTGGAGAAATATTCTTAGATGATAAAGTAAAAGCTGTAAGGCTTAAACCCACTTATAACTCAAATGATATTACAGTATCTAATTACTCTAATTTGTTTGCAAAAGGGACGGTAACCGGTGTAGTCGGTGAGGTAAAACATGTATTTAATGCTGATGATACAACCGTAGGGGACCCTGCTACTATTGTTATTAAGCCCTGTAATACC